CAGCGAAAGCGTCGTTCGCCGTGGAAATCATAACCCCCACGTCGATAAGAAATTCGGTTTTCGTGTAAGGCCCTTCGCCCGTACCCGTGGCGCGAACTAGCCATATGCCGACGGCAGGGGAATGGTTCACTGCCCGTTCATCTAGCCCCCAGGGGAAATAAGCTTTATCGTCTATCTGCTTGATTCCGGTGGCGGGTAGCCCCATGCCTACCTTTTCGGCCTCTACGGCCACCACGGCGGCGTTAAGCTTCGCTTTTAGCAGCGTGGTGATATCGGCAATCAGGTTTTCTACGTCGTAAACGGCAGGCATTAGGTTAACCCCTTCTTAATGTAAGACTTTACGCAGTAGTCTTCGATATAGCCTACCCAGCGCTGCAGCCGGCCCACTTGTTCGCTGGTCGCAAAGCGCGGCGCTTCTGGTCCGATGAAAACGAACTTACGCAGTGGGATTTTCGAACGGGGCGAATCCGACTGGTGATAAATACCATAGGGGATGCTGGTCCCGATTACCAGGGAAAGCGGCGTGATAATGTTAATCGACCCTTCGGCATTGGGCGTCGTAATAGAGCGTTCCAGCTTGCCGCTAGCTTTAAGCAGCGGATAGTCGAAGCCCCATTTCTTTATTTTCTGCTGCTGGTAGGGCGATTTCGTTACGTCAAACTGCTTCTTCGCGGGCAGCTGGCGCACGCCTACGCCGCTTTGTTCATACTGCACGCGATGCGAATTTTTAAACGGCGGGTATTGCCCTGGGCCTTTAAGCCCAAAGATAGCACGTTCCGATTTATAGAAGTCGCGGGTAATCAGGCCGAAGGGAATACGCAAGTCAGAAACAACTTCGCTAGCATCCTTTAAGGCCTGCTTAAATCGCGCGTCGTTTTCGAGTACGTAGCTAGTTCCCAGCATGGCTTACCAGTTATCTACGTCTTTGCTGAACCGCTGCGTTTGAATGCCGGTGCCGCCATAGGCGAATGCGCCAGCGCTAAAAGAATCGTCGACGCCTTCCGCATCGGGCAGCACGCTAGTGCCGTCGCGGTAGCCTTCCAGGATGCGGATAATATCTTTCGTCGATAGGCCCGTGCGCGGGTTCTGCTGGGCGCGGTCGCTGGTTTCCCGGCGAATTTCCAGGATGCCTTTGATTTTGTCGGCCACCAGGGAGCGGCTATAGAACTTTAGAACCGCAAGGGATGCATCCCCGCCATCGACGGGAACTACATACCTTGCGCCCAAGTAGCTATCAATTAAGGCGTCAGCGTCAGCGATAAAGTCGGGAATCGAAGCTAGCTTTACTTTCGAAGTGTCGTCGTCGGTAAAAGTCAGCGTCGGAAACTCCTGCTGAATATCTGCTGTCGTCGAATACGCCATTATTCCCCCTTAAATTAGAGCGGCTGATTATCCAGGTCGCGGGTGCTCGCCCAAAGGTCTTTGTCGGCCTTCATTTTCTTAGCGTCGCCGAACTCAAGCCAGGCTTGCGGGCCTTCCATACCAAGTTCGCGCGCTTCCGCTTCGTTCAATTCGAATTCTTCGAACTGCGCGCTGATAGTGTGGCTACCCAGCTGGAAAGAACGGCGCGGGTGCTTCGCTTTTACGCGAAGAATCTGCTTACCGGCTTTATAGGCTTTGCGCTTTTTTCCAGCATCTACCTGCTTTTCGCGTTCTTTGCTAGCAGGCTTAACGGAAAAATCCTGGTTCCGAATATCGCCAGTCTCTACGTGCTTCGCGGCTTGGATATTGGTAGCGGGAATTTTTTCGTTCTGGGTTTCGTCGCCTTTATTCGCGGGGGGAACATTCGCCGGGTCGGGCTGAACCACGTTCATTTTCGCGGCGGCTTCTTTAGAAAGCTGCGTTTCTTTGTGGTCTACGTGGTCGGCATTCGTTTGTTTTTGGGCTGCGTTCATTCTACTTTCCTCCTGGTTAAAGAACAAAGGCGGCTGACTTTTCAGCCAGTCGCCCCCATTCGTTCAAACTAAATCGATCTTAGTTATCTACTTTTACGGCTTTCTGCCACATACCGTAGCCTACGTTGCCGTACCATTCTACGCCGTAGAGGTAGAAGCGACGCTTAAAGCCTTCGTCGGAATCACCTTCCAAGGCACCGAATTCTACAGGCATGTTTTCCTGCAGAATGATCGGCTTCACTACGCCGCTCATATCGAATACGTACCAGTCGTTACCGGTCAAGCGGCCAGAGCCGATTACGCGGGCGCGGTTTTTTAGAGTGTTCGTAGTGTTCGAAATAAGTTCGGTACCGAACAATTTTTCGAACATAGGAACAAGGCCCAAGGGGCATACAACTACCAAGTCACGCTGCATCCCTTCGTCGATAGGCTCGCCCTGGTCGTCTTTCAAGCCAGCCATAAGGGTCACGGCGGAATTGAAATCGGCTTCCAAGGTAGCGAGAGCCGCCACGCCAGTACCGGTTACGATATTGGTCTGGGTTCCCGATTTACCTTCAGAGTGCGAAGCGCTGAAGAAAGGCTGGCCGTCGTAGGCAAGCTGGGTGCTGCCGTTCACGATAAGCTGCATGATAAGCTTCGCAGGGAACTGCTTCGCGCGGTTCGCAAGGTCAGCGATGCGGGTCTTAATCATGCCGTATTGGTCGTTACGAATATCGAACTTATCAACTTTGATAGTCGCTTCGTAAGGTACGTTCTTAATCGTGTAGTCGAAGTCGAGGAGGCCCTTAGGCGCTTTCTCATCTTTGAACTCTTGCATTTGCGGAACAGAACCAAGCCAGCCGAAGTCTTCTTTCGAAGCGGTAGACTTAATTACAGTCGCAAGCGACATGATAAGGGGCAGATTTTCGCCAGCGGAGTATGCTTTCATAAACTCCGTGCGAAGGCCCTTTTCTAAGCTGATAGCATTTACAATCTGACCCATCTCAAAATCCCCCTTAAAAATTTATTACGAAGTCGCTACCGCAAGGCTTACGTAGTCGTCGATTTTTACCCAAACTTCGGTAGCAGATTCGATTTCTTGAATCTTACCAACTTTGGCACGACCAGCAGCGCTGGTTTTAGTTACGGTCTGGTTATCCGAAGCGAGAACTTCTTCGCCTACGTCAGCTTGAGCGAAGCCCGAACCGTTCAGCAGGAAATTACCACGCTTGTACACGCGGCAATTCAAGTCGCCAGCGGCACCGGCAGAGTTATCGATAGTCTCAACGGCCACGCCAGCGAAGAAACCGCCAGTCAAGCCGTCGGCCACGTTCGTAAGGAAGCCAGCAGCGTTGATAGCTACCAAAGCGCCCTTGTAAATTTTTACTGCAGCCATTTTGTGGGCTACAATCCAGCCGTCTTTTTGCGGTACTTCTTTTTCTACGGTCAAAGCTGCCATTTTAAACTCCCCCTAAAAATCGTTATTAAGCGTTGTATTTCAAAAAGTCTTCTTCCGAAATGCCGAGTGCTTTGCAGGCGGCTTTGTCGGAATCAGAGAGTTTCGAAGCGCCTTTTTTGTCGCCTTCAGCTCCACCGTTTTCCACGGTGTTCAGCTTCTGGGCGAGTTCGGCGAATTTCACGAAATCTTTAGCTACCCAGGCTTCTTTCTGGGCGGCGCAGGCTTTGCCTTCGCGGCAAAGTTCTTCGAACTTAGCGAGGTGTTCGGCGTCTTCTTTTTCTTTGGCGGTTTTCGCGGCTTCAGCTTTCAGCTTGGAAATTTCGGCGTCTTTGGAAGCGATGGTTTCGCCGAGTTTTTTGATTTCGGCGTCTTTGCTTTCGCCCAAGGTCTTAAGTTCGGCTTGCAATTGCTCAACAGTTTTCATTTGGTCCCCTTCGCTTAGTTCGACTACTGGTTTCATATCCTTTACGAAAGGACGGTTAACCAGCCCGCCACCATTCAATACGTTTTTATAAGTTACACCCGTTTCTGGGTCTGTCCATTCAAAATAGAAATCAGCAGAAAAATATTTCACTTCGCCGTCGGCAAGCATCTGCTGCGCGCGGGGGGTCCATTTGGCTTTGCCCCAAAGTTCGGTTCCGCCGTTTTCTACGCGCAGTTCGGTGAACCAGCCCGCAGCTTCGCGGTCGCTGTCGTGGAAATAATCGATAGGAATATCCTGGCGGCGCACGCGGTCGTTAAAGTTACGCACCAAATCAGCCAGCGTCTGCTGGTTAATAATCATAGCGCCGTAGTAAGGATGCGCGAACACTCCCGCGCGCAGAATCTGCACGTCGGAAACTTCTTTTACGCCTTCAGCGAATTTAATTTCGCCGCGAAACTCTTTTAATCGCAGCACGGGCTGTTCTTCTGCGGCCTTGAATTGTATGCGCTTGCCTTGCATATCGATTAACGTACAGGTGGCCGCGAAATGGTCAAGAAATATTTTTTAGCTGTGGTCGTGGTCGCACAGTGTCATTTGTTTTTCGAGGCGTAGCCGTTCGTCGGTCGAATCTGCGACAATTCCGATTCCCGTTACCTTCGCTTCGCCAGGCGCGTTCGGGGTAAGCCGCGATTTACAGTTGTGATGCAGTGGCGGGTAGAACTGTTCCGCCGCAGGGTCAGTCGCCAGGAAAGTCTGCCCGTTCAGGTTCTGGCAGATTTCGCTTACGGGGTCTTCGTTCGTAAAAGTGAACGATTCGATTTCGGCAAGCACTTCGGGCGCGAAGAAAAAAGAGTTACGGGAATTCTGCGTTACCTGCGCTGTCAAGTCGCCAGCTGCGGCTTCGATA